AATTTGAAAAGGAAAAACATACTTTAACTACTAAACGTGGCATCTATATATATGGGAATCCAGGAACCGGTAAAACATTATTTATTGAGAAAATATTAAAAGAAATGAATTATGATATAATTAAATATGATGCCGGTGATATTCGTAATAAGTCCATTATTGATACTATTACAAAGCACAATATGTCTGACCGAAATGTTCTCTCTATGCTTCAAAAAAAGGTGAAAAAAATAGTCATAGTAATGGATGAAATAGATGGCATGAATAATGGTGATAAAGGCGGTATAAATCAACTAATCAAACTCATTCGTCCGAAAAAAACGAAGAAGCAAAAATTGGAAGAAATTACATTGAATCCGATTATCTGTATTGGCAATTATCATATTGATAAAAAGATAAAGGAACTTATGAAAGTATGTAACAGCTATGAATTAAAAACTCCAACTAATAAAGAAATAGAATCATTGCTTACGAATTTTATGCCATCTATTGATGTTGTTCTTAAGAAAAATCTATTAGATTACATACAAGGCGATTTACGAAAGTTTGATTCAATCGTAAATATATATAATAAACAGCATGTATTGTTAAAGAATGAAATTATTCAAAATATTTTTCAACCAAAGACATACAACGAAGATAGTAAAAAAATTACTCAAAAACTGATTAATACTAACTTTGAATTAAATAATCATAATAATATTATGAATGAAACAGATAGGACAATTGTTGGGTTATTGTGGCACGAAAATATAATTGATGTTCTAGCAAAGCACCCGGTTGAGCAATCATTTCCGTTTTACAATAAAATATTAGACAATATGTGTTTTGCGGATTATATTGATAGAATAACCTTTCAAAAGCAAATTTGGCAATTTAATGAAATGAGTTCCTTAATTAAAACGTTTTATAACAATAAATTGTATCACGATGAATTTACAAAGAAACCGAAATTTAATCCTACTGAAGTGCGGTTTACAAAGGTGCTAACAAAATATAGCACCGAATACAATAATTATCTTTTTATTCAAAATCTTTGTTTTACCCTTTCAATGGACCAGAAGGATTTGTTTGCGTATTTTCTACATCTACGCGAAGAAAAGACAGAAGAAGATATATATGATATATTCGAAAATTACGAAATTAATAAGCTAGACATTAAGCGTATGTATCGTTATTTAGATAAGCATTGTTTATCTGATAATGTTGATGACGATGATTTGTCTATATTAAGCAATATCTGAATAAATTACATAATAATTTTATTATATAATTTATTTTAATTGACCTGTCGGTGTCCGTTAAAACTGAGCTGCTGGTGGCTCTTGACCTTGACCTGCCGGTGGCTCTTGACCTTGACCTGCCGGTGGCTCTTGACCTTGACCTGCCTCAGGCTCTTGACCTTGACCTGCCGGTGGCTCTTGACCTTGACCTGCCGGTGGCTCTTGAACTGCCTCAGGCTCTTGACCTTGACCTGCCGGTGGCTCTTGAACTGCCTCAGGCTCTTGCTCTTGAACTGTCTCAGACTCTTGCTCTTGAACTGCCTCAGACTCTTGACCTGCCTCAGGCTCTTGCTCTTGAACTGCCTCAGGCTCTTGCTCTTGAAGTGGTGACGGTGTCTCTACCTTTGCACTATCCCCGTAAAGATTGGCTATTAATGTCTTATTTAAGGTATGTAGTTGGATATTATTACTATATAACGATTGTACCTGGTCTTTCAATTTTGTATTTTCTGTCAATAATTCTTGTATTTGTGATTGGAATTGTTTCATTAAATCAACCGCTTGAAGATTGTTTAAAACTGTGGCTGGTTGACCATCTCGCTGAAGAGTGATTTGTTGGCCATTGCCAGCTTGTGCTAATTGTTGTTCTGCCATTTTTCTACGACCTTCTTCTATTTTTACCATTTGCTGTAAAACATCTGGTTTCATACTTGGTCTTCCCGGACTATAATTTTCAAGTAGGGAGTCAATATTCATATAAAAATCTTTCAAATCTTTCTGTTTTATGAAATTATCAATCGTTTTACTGGATTCTTTTACAAAATTTGGATTTTGGTTTTCTAGCAATTTTCGCTTGTCAAATGTATTCTGTTCGTGTGAAAATACCAAGATTACTTTCATTGGATCTAATTGAACAAATGGGACAGTGTAATCTTTTAAAAACGACTTTTCTTCGGCCAAACACGCATCATCATCATACCGATTTTCAATTAAAGCACGTTTAAATGCGAATGTTCCAGCTGTAGCATGACTCTGTTTATATGGTCCGAATTGGTACATTTTTTGAATATGCTTGAAATAAATATAAATCTCGCTCGAGCCAGCGCACAGCGCACTTGGATTGGCTTGTAATGTCTCCACTGCGTGACTAACGCGTTCCGGTGGATAATAATCATCATCATCCATATAAACCAATATATCTCCTACACTTTTTTCATGTAACAAATTTCTCTTTCTTCCTAGAGTCATTTTTTCATCATATCTGAAATATTTAACATTTGGATGATTCTTAACTAATTCTTCAATCTTATCTGTTCCATCGTCGATAATAATCCATTCCATTCTATGTTTTGGATACGTTTGATGATTAAAACATTTCAACATTGCGGGAATGAACGGTCGTCTATTAAATGTGGGAGTACAAACGCTAACAAATGGATACTTGTTGTCTTTTGGTGGTATAATTTTTACGTACTCTGGTTTAGGTAACTTTGCGTTTTCGGATATAGCTAATTCTATTAACTCATTCTCATTGTCACTATCGTGTTGTTTATTTTCCTTATTACCCTTATTGCTCTTATTACCAGTATTACCCTTATTACCAGTATTACCTTTATTCTTGTTTTTGCCCATTTTATTATAATAATTAATACTTTTTATATTCTATTTGTCAACACTTATTTTATTTATTCTGCTATTCTGCTTTTGCCATTGGATTCATTCCAGGTGGTATAAAGGCTATTAAAAATATTATTAACATTGGAATTGCTACTGGTAAGGTTAAATTAGTAAATGCTGCTACAATAGTCATGATAAAAAATAGTAATAGCAAATAATAACTATTGAAATTATTACCCATTATCTCCATTATTTTCCTACCGTTTAGCATTACAGGTAACAATATGAAACTAAATAAAACTCCGATTACTTTTATAAATGTTAGAAAAATAGGAATTGACCATGTCCAACCGAAGAATAATCCAAGTATTGATATTAGTAATCCCCAATTCTGTGTTTCATTCCAAAATACACTTATTAATGTTGGTATCCACCAGAACGATGTTACTATCATAATAAATCCGATTGCTATGGGTCCTAGAATAAATGGGACTATATCTTTCATAGATTCAGGAACAAAATCACATGTAGAACCTACAAAGTTAATGACTGATTTTATAAACATGCGTTGCCAAACATAGGAATATTTCACTTTATTTGAGAACCAATTGGTAAGTATACCACCAAATGTATCTTTCTTGCTTTCCATTGAATACGGAAATCCATATTCAAATATTCCACTAAAATATTTATTATTAATTAGGGGACTTTGCGTGAAATCTATTGGAGCACCACATCCACCTCCATTTGACCCACCAAACATTCTTTTCCCACCAGACTGTTTCATCGAATCGATATCATTCCTTTTTGGAAATAATGGAGGTAATTTATTACCAACCTTGTTTTCATCCGTATATGGGCGTTGATTTACGTCGGTTGGAAAAAATAAGTCTAAATTAATTCTAGTATAATATACAAAATTTGCTCCCAATAATCCTATAATTAATATTGAACAAAATGCGGTGAATACTTTCGTCGCAAATACACCCCATTCATTTTCCTTTTCTTTGGGTTTTGTTTCCTTATTTTCTATATTATTTTTATCGTTGTCTGTATCCATGTATATATTTAATAAATATAATTATAATATTTTATTCTCGTAAAATAAGAAATTTATGACAATAACACAAAACATAGGTCAAACAAACTAAACATAAATAGAATGAGATAAATGAGGTAAATTATGTAAATGGTGTAAACGATGTGTATGTATTTAGGACGATGGCGCAAATACAAATATATGCTTTTGTCAACTATTTAATCTAATATTAAATTAAATGGAAGAATCAATCTTTATGTTTGTAGTTATTTTAATATTTTTGTATTTTATTTATCAGCAATATTTTTTTCAAAAAAGTATATTCTTTGCTTCTCAAGAAGCATTTACCCCCCAGCAAGTTAATAACATTATACAACCACCTGGCTCTTATAAAATTGGAACGGCTGACCCGGCCTATCTAGAACAAACACAAATATTAACAGTAAGTAACGGGTATACCGCTAAAGCTATAGATAATCTGAGACCCGATAAACCACAGCCATTTGATAGAAGCACTACTGATAACCTAGGAGATTTTCCAGGAGCAGTTCAAGAAGAATATCCTCTTCCTATGACAGAATTTGAATATCCGAACGATTATAAATTTACAGTCGAGTATAAGTGTCGCAAAACAGCTACTGGTATGTTTTCAGACTGTGGTGTATATTCGGCGAATACTGCTTGGACAGCTGACCCATACAAGGGATTGAACTGTCCTTTATCTAACACACAGACTCCTAAAATGCCATCTAATGTTTCAAATAAACGTGAAACTAAATATGGACCTCCCAGAAGGACAGGTATAGGTAGTATAGGGAATTCAATGTTACGATAAAATATATTTTACTATTTTCCATAAAATATATTTATTAGTTCAGTTCATTAAGCGAACATTTATTGTTTAACGTGCGTACATTAAACCACAGTTACCCCCAACAAATGTTAAAATATTGTATCTCTCTTCAAACACAGTCAAGTTGTAGTTATAGTCATATATTCTCCAAGTTGGTTTATTAACACCTATAATATCTCCACTAGATGGGTCGCAAATAGTATAAAACTGGGCTTCAGGATCTAATGGAGGACTATATGTTGTAAATTCTAATTGAATATCACGGAATTTGCTCATATTCATAGCACCGGATGGTTGAAAGTCAAATGGATCATTGTGAATGGCAAAACTATAATTGTATAGTCCGTCTGGCGCATTACCAGAGGTTCTTACGTATTTTTCCACATAATTATATATACCGGCATCCAACATATTTTCTCTATATTTTCCATCCAGTAATATCCCCAACTGAAGTAAAATATCCTTTTGGTTTTGCGGGGCAAAATCACCTGTTGTAAAATAACCTGTATGTGTTCCTGTAACTGGATTATATCCAGGTCCAATACCGGCCTCGGTTATAGGGTTACAATCTAATGTCCAATTGCCAGATGGATCGGCGAAATCAACTTCTTGAGGCAAATAACTATATGGCCAATTGGTGTAATTACTCCATTCGTTTCTCAAATTAATATCTGTACGCTGAAAGGCCCACATCCATGATGCTACCATCCCCATCGTATTCTCTAATTTAACACGCTGACTACCTGTGATATTGAAAAACTTCCAGTCGTAAATAGATTTGAATAAATATTGTTGTTCTCGTGCGGCAAAGACTTTCGACTCTTCCTCTGATAAAAATCCGTATGTAGAAATTAAATGAATGTCCGCATTCCAACTGGTTCGTTTGTCTTGATATGACACTGTATTTAATGACACGTCAGGTGGAGGTTGTAAAAAACGATAAAACTGTTGTAAAGATTCATTAAAGTTGGGTTGAATATACGGATAATTGTTTTCTTGGTCGGTTACATCACGAATAACTATTAATTCTTGAACTGGTCTTAGCGTAATATTTATTTCCAATTCGTTATATTGAAGAGCCACTAGTGGAAACGCCATTTTCGCTGCTAAAGTAAACCAAAAATTAATGGGGATGTATAGTTTTCTGGCTCGAATTGACGGTTCGGGTCCAACTGGATTGGTAGTATGATATGCGTTTGGATAAGCATTTACACGCGGTCCAACGTTTCCAGGGTTATTTAATTCTGGAACATTGCCAGACATTTTGTCGTATAGGGCTTTTTTTTCTGTTGTGAAATCGCGTTGAATCATAGCTAATAGGTACGCACCAGAATACCTATTTAATGTTTGTCCGCCGACAACAATTTCCACTTCCTCAATCATCTGTGTTCCCAAATTATCAATCCATTTGAATTCATAGGGTGCCCAGTTTCCAGAACAATCTTGTGGGGGGTAAATTGGACTCCATATAGTGGGTAACTGAACTACTAAATAAGTATCTAATAATAATTCCGCATATCGTTTCATTCTAAACGTAAATTTAGAGGATTCAGACATTCGCAGGTTACGCAGACCATCGAAATCTACGCGAAATTTTTGTAGTCCAAAATTAGTATACTTTTTGTATGTTGTTTTAAAGAATGTTTTCGATGGGTTTCCATTTAAATATACATTTTGATTTCCATAAGCCACAATATTTAATAGTCCTCCTGGCATAGATATATATATATATTTATCATACAATAAATATATTTAACTTTTTATAATTTAATATATATTTTTATGGATATTATTTGTCTCATTTTACATTTAGTCAAATTATTTTTTCATAATCTATTATAAGTATGGAAAATATAAACAAAGCTCAACAAATGTTTTCAAAATTGGTTACAGAACAAAATAAGGCTACTATGATTAAGTATATGTCCTATTTTATAATTACTATTTTGGTGATAGGTTTAATCGCCTATACAATTGACAAAATACGGCTTAATAAAAACAATTGTGATGCCCTCGGAAAAATATATACTTCTTTTCCAAAACTATCCTCATTTAACACAAATGACGCGACATACCAATATTTGTTAAGAGATTATTATATTAAAACCGCCTATAATTGCTGTTGTGGTGGTGAATTTAAGAACGATTATGTTAATGTGTGTGCTTTGAAAACTTGTATTGCTCAGGGAGCAAGAGTTTTGGATTTCGAAATTTATTCGGTGGATGATAATCCGGTCATAGCTACATCGGCTGTCGTGAATAATCGGGTCAAGCAAATGTATAATCAAATACATTTAGAAGAAGCTTTACAAGTCGTAAATAATTATGCCTTTAGTGGTGGGTCGTGTCCAAATCCAAATGACCCATTGATTTTACACTTTAGAATATCCAGCAATAATGATAAAATCTATACAAAAATGGCTGATACTATTTATTCTACGATTCAGTCCAGACTATTAGATAAAGAATATAGTTATGAATATACTGGACGTAATTTAGGGTCTGTTCCATTAAAAGAATTCACGGGAAAAATTATTATTTCTGTTGACCGCGCGAATCCCCTTTTTGAAAATACACCTCTTAAGGAATACGTTAACATCGCATCGAATTCAATCTTTTTAAGAGCGTCAAGACAATATGATATTATTAATACGCCGGATTCGACCGAATTAATTGAATATAATAAAAAGAATATGACTTTAACCTTACCTGACCTAAGTGTCTATAACAATAATGCGTCTCCTATATTAAACTTCAATTATGGTTGTCAGTGGGTAGGCATGTCTTTCCAAAATTTTGATGCGAATATGCAATATTATAGTCTATTCTTTGATAAGGTTGGGCATGCGTTTGTATTAAAGCCAGAAAACTTGCGTTATGTTCCGGTAACTATTCCAGACCCTACTCCACAGAATCCAGCAAATTCTTATACTACACGCACAGTCTCTACTGATTATTATTCATTTAGCGTATAGAACAGTTCTTTAGTTACATATTGTAACTTTAGTTAAAATGACAACCGACAATATATAATAATTTTTTATAATTATTATATATATCAAAAACTATGACTACATGTAATCCAAAATTAACCTTAGAGGAGAAGGAAGTAGCCATATTAAGAAATGCCATTGATATCGCGGAAAAACGACAGGGACAAAAAACCGTAAGTGACCCGGATGTGAAAAAAATTATTTCTATTTTGGAAGATTTTCTCAAGAAGAAGAGACTTGTTTGTTATGGCGGAACTGCTATTAATAATATTCTTCCTTTAGAAGACCAGTTTTATGATAAAAACGTCGAAATACCAGATTATGATTTTTATTCACCACACGCTCTTGATGACGCAAAAGAATTGGCCGACATTTATTATAAAGAAGGATTTCAAGAGGTGGAAGCAAAAGCAGGTGTTCACCATGGAACCTATAAGGTATATGTAAATTTTATACCTGTGGCGGATATTACTTATTTAGAAAAACCTCTATTTAATCGTGTTCAAAAAGAATCCATTCGTGTGTATGGTATTTTATATTGTCCTCCTAATTTTCTCCGTATGAATATGTACTTGGAACTATCTAGACCAGCAGGAGATATAAGCAGATGGGAAAAAGTCTTAAAACGTCTAATTTTACTAAATAAAAATTATCCTTTAAGAGGAAAACAGTGTGACCCCAAATCATTTCAAAGGCAATTTGAACGTATAGATAATAAGAAGGAGGAACAATTATATTACACCGTGCGCGACGCGTTTATTGACCAAGGATTGGTATTTTTTGGTGGATATGCTAGTTTCTTATACTCGGAATATATGCCAGCCAAGCAAAAGAGACTGTTTCAAAAAACACCAGATTTTGATGTTCTCGCAGATGAACCAGAAAAAGCCGCTGCTATGTTAAAAGAGAGATTAGAAGATTTTGACTACAAGGGGATACAAATAGTCAAACATGATGGAATTGGTGAAATTATTGCGCCGCATTACGAGGTAAAGGTAAAAATTAATAATATTGAAGAGACAGTTGCCTTTATCTATAAACCATTGGCGTGTCATAGTTACAATATTATAAAAAAGGGAAACAAAACAGTTCGTGTCGCGACCATTGATACAATGTTGAGTTTTTATTTTGCCTTTTTCTATAGTGACCGTGATTATTATGACGAAAATCGTATCTTATGTATGGCCCAATACTTGTTTGATGTTCAACAACGAAATAGACTTCAACAAAAAGGGTTGTTGAAACGTTTTAGCGTTAATTGTTACGGAGAGCAAGAAACATTGGACATGATGAGAAGTGCCAAGGCAGACAAATACAAAGAATTAAAGGGACAACGAAATTCAAAAGAGTATGAATCCTGGTTTTTACGGTATATTCCATTCGAAGAAAAAATGGATAAGGAGGACAAACGAGCAAACGCTGGCAAAGGAACGGAAAAAGGAACGGGCAAAGGAACGGGCAAAGGGACCAATAAAAAAACAGTCACCTGGAAAAAAACAAAGAGCAAATACTCAAAAACGAAGAAAAATAAATCAAAGAAAGTATTTGGTCTTTTCTAAATGCCATACTATATGATATCATCTAAAATCAGGGTTCCATAATTGTTTACCATTACATATATTTATGATATGAATATTTGTAATTTCGTTGGGTAGCGCAATTGCGGCATGTTCAAAATCAATTATCCACATTTTACCATATGTATTCTTATCTTCTACGAAATTATATCCTGTTAAATCAGGATATTCTATTCCATGTAATACAAGAGTACGCACTATTTTAACGACCTTGTCAAAGAGTTCATCTGGTACATCTGTGGCATTTTCACCATAATTATGCGACAAGTTATTCTTACCTACTTTCAACATAACCATAATTTTATTTGCCTCGTCGTACTCGATAATTTCAGGCACATTTACAATGTTCAATTGGTGAACATATTTTTGCATAAAATATTCTCCATGTTCAACGTTATGCTTTACATAATACATGTCTGGATTAGATAAATATTGTTCCAGTTCCATTGCCATAAATGATAATATAGTATAATACCGAATAATACTTTATATCATTATCAAACTGTTAAATATAGCATCATATCTCTCCAAATATATTTAAATACGGAAATATGTTGCTGTATAAATGTGTCATTCTTCCAACTTTCTGGTAATAAATTATCTATACGAAGTCCGACCCGAAAAATATAAAATAGAATTACGTATATAATTTCTCTCAGTCGAAACAATAATATATCCATGATAGTCCAATCATTCACATAACTACACATATTATTTGGACTATTCTTTTCAAAGAAGCTATGGGTATCCATCAATCCTTCGAGCAAACGTGGGTAAATGTTCTTTTCGTTTTTAATAAAAATCATTTTTTTAATCTTATCCATACTCTGTAAGTTTAAGAACAGTATTTTTCTTTTTCTCGTCCTTGACTTGAACATATAAGGGAATGCTCCATCAATGCATCCATCATTGTCAGTAGGTCGTCCGTCTATTAAATAAGGAACGTAGAGAGATTTAATTATATTATCAATTAATTCGGTTTTAGATTTGTATTTCCTTTTAACTATTTGTTTTCCCTTTATTGTATCGAAATATGTCAAATAAAATCGATTATTTATTACACTCATATCTTCTTCTTTTATCACATCTGTCAGTTTTTTTTTGAAAATACCAACAACCTTTTTAAGATCTTGGTGTTTTCTTAAATATTTATAACTGTTATTACATATATCTATTGATATATCCATCTTATTTAGTAAAAATAATATTCCTAATATCGCTCCTATACTACAGCCTGAAACTCTTTTTACTTGTATTTTCTCTCTACGTTCCAATTCTTTTACATAAAATAAACCTCCCAACATATACACTCCGTTGAATGCGCCTCCGTCCAATACTAAATCTAATTCGGGTGGCAAATGTTTTTCTGGTATATTTTCAATCAATGTATTTATAAATGTATGTAACGCCATGTGGCTTATGTTTATGTTAGTTTATATTTGTTTTTCATTTTATTTACACATTATACATGGCAACTCAACGTCCATCTTGGCAAGAATATTTCAAAACAATAACTGAATATACATCGACACGTTCCCCATGTGAGCGGTTACGGGTTGGTTGTTTATTGGTCAAGGACAATCGTATAATTTCTCAAGGGTATAATGGATTTTTGCCAGGTGCTCCACATGAATCTAAAGTTATTGATGACCACGAACAGGCAACTGTACACGCTGAACAAAATGCGATTACCGATTGTGCTAAACGTGGTGTGAGTAGTAACGAATGTGATGCTTATATCACACATTATCCTTGTGTGAATTGTATGAAACTATTATGTGCCTCGGGTATACAAAATATTTTCTATATACATGATTATAATAATGACCCACTTGTTGAATATTTTCAGAGTATATCGAATATTCAACAAATTACAAAGATTTGATTACACTGCCGTTGGCTTAAACTGCCGTTCATTGGTTTACACCCTTGAAGATTTAAAATGGGACAAAATCTTATAAAATATAATATATATATGAATATATATACTATATGATGGATATTGAATTTCATTATGTAAGCAACAGAACATTAGATAATGGTCTAAACCGAAATATAATCAACATCAATCCACATATTTTACATGATTATGAGGTAATAAAAAAAAGGAAGAATTATTGGGGTATTTTTTTACGGCATAAAAATGAAATCATAGGAAGTACGCTACTCGCGCATGAAAAGGAAGATAATATTGATTTTTTGCTATTAGTTTCAGTTTACATAGATGACAAATATCGTGGTCGTAATTTGTGTAAAGAACTTGTAAAACAAACAATATTAAAAAATGAAATGCGAAATAAAACAAACTTGATAAAAGTTGTTATTGCTGGAGGTATGCCAATATTAAAATGTCTTCTTAGTGTTTTTAAGGAACTTAACTATACTATAAAAAAATATAAGACAAAAAATGAAAACATACAAATACTACAAAATATACGACCTGAAACCGCAATAAAAATAGAACAATCAAATTACGAAAGTGATATTTGGCAAACATTATTTTTTGATAAAAATGATTAATAGCATTGCCAAATTAAAATAGGATTTTGTCCCATTTTAAATCTTCAAGGGTGTAAACTGCCGTTGGTTTAAACTGCCGTTCATTGGTTTACGTGTTACAACTAAATATGTTGTAAATGTGTCAATACCCTGGAAATAACATAATAAGAAATACCGAAGAATAAACTATTCACAATATATCCAGTTAAATTTGGATTTCCATCTTTATTGAAAAGAGAGGGTAACATCGCTAATACTTTACTTCGAACAATCGGTAACTGAAATATAAAGTATAGAAGACCAATAATGATAGGAATTTGAAATTCATCATATAATATTTCAAGCGAATCACGAGAATTTTGATTTTTCATTCTTCGCGCCATTATTTCTTGCTCAGTATCTGTGTTTTGAATATAGTCTTGTTGCTCCTTTTGTGGAACAAAATTTGGTGTTATTTGTTCATCCGCAAAATGAACAGTATTCATAGGAATGTCACGCGATGGAAGTCCTGTCGCACCACTTGCGACTGCTTGTTGAATACCAGAGACCATTTCATTCATAAGTTTTTGTTCGTTAATAGCATGTTGTCCGTTGTTATTGGGCCCTGCTACTTCTACACTTGGTTCATAGATGGTGGGTTTATCTGATGTATGTAACACGACATTTTGTCCACCTCCTCCGGAAACAGGATCTGTTGGTAAATCAGCTAAATTCGTAGTATCAGACATATCTATTATATTGTTAAGATTGATAGATATCAATAATTACGCAAAATCTATATTTTTTTTGTTATCATCACAAATATTTGTTTCCATTTCATACTTGAAGCAGTTATTTCCATATTTGTAACTCTTCTTCTTTATATCTTCTAAACTAGGAGCCTTGAACTCTAAACAGTTTTTTCCGTTACATCCTTTTCTAAATAAAGTGGCTAGCCCTAAACCCAATAGAACTGAAATAATAATTTTACCAGTATCAGAATGAAACAATCTTTCTATTTTCATCTTTATATATTATGCCTATATTATACCGATGCCTAATATACCTATATTATACCTATACATATATGTAAATAACAATATTGTGTATATTACATATATCAACTATATCTGAATTGGGATTTCTTCTGTATCATTTGAGCATTTAACAACCGTTTGTTTTAATTGAAAACAATTATCGGTCTTGTCACGGAACTGAAATAAATGTTTATTGTCATTTGTAGGATAAACAGTTATCTGTTTTGGGTCAGGACTAGTTATAAAAATACAACATATTCCGATTAAGAAACTGATTATAAACACGCGAAAATTTATCCAAAACATTTATAATAACTACTTATAAAAAAATCGTCTGGTTTTTTTATTACACGTTGTCCATATAGTCCATATACTCCATGTCGTCGTCATCCTCTCTTAATACACTTGTCATAGGCTTGCTTGTATTATCGTCACCAACCGTAAACGATATGACTTTCGGAATCTCAAACGGAATTGTCATATCTTGTAATGTAAATACGTTACGCACTAATTTATGAGTGTCTGTTTCCAAATCATATTCAACCGCCATATATTTGTATTTCAGATTTCGTAAGTCAACTAATAAAGGAGTTAATTCAGTGTCATAGAGTGTAATCATATCCTTAATTAATTGTATTTGTCCGGTTTCATTGAATTCGTCAACAGTTGATTTAATAAGAGATACTTTATTATAAAACATTGTCATTTTGGTACTTAATATCTGCTTATTATCCAAGTTAGATACTATTTCAATAAATTTCGTTTTGTATTCCATCAAAGATTCTAAATCTTGCGTCAGCTCTTCTTTTAAAGCCGTAAAAATTTTCAACGTGTTCGATTCTTGTTCATATCCAAACAATAAATCTAATTTGGTTGTTATTATCTTTTCCTTTACGTCATCTACACCCGTCTGAAATACGTCCAATAACATTTCTAAACTTACATATTTACCCCGGTTTATTTTAATATTCAAATTACATGGGGCTATTTTATCCCCACAAATAGACGTTAATATACCATCTTTGTGTTCAAAAATAGTCCCCACGTTTCGCCCACAATTGATACAATTAACCTTCATTTTTCTATATTTGTCTTGCTTTTGTTTCATAGTTAGCGTCTTGTCCTTTATAATATTATTTCTGTGAGAATGAACCTTTTTATCATATTCATATTTTAATTTATAAAACTCGTTCAGCTTTTCTGAAATTCCACCCTCTATCTCGTTCTTTTTTATAGTAGAATTTGGGAATGACACAATGTCTAAATTTTCTTCTTGTGAATTGTATGTGCGGCTCATATAGATTAGGATAATATTTTTCTATTGTAAAACTGAACTTCTGGATTATTTTGCCATGTAGATAAATCGCTTGTTATATTATTTACTTGGTTTTTTCGATAATCCTGCATAAATCGTAGTTTATTCATAATATATTCTTGTTGTTGCCTCTTATTATCCTCTTGAAGTTTCAAGTTATTTTTATGCTTGTATTTGAAATATAATGTTAGACCAACGATACCCGAAAATGCTAAAAATAATCCTAAATTGTAGAGAAAATTATTGTATTTGTTTTTTAATATATGACATTGTTCTAAAGAAGCACTAAGAAAATATTTGACGCCCGGTTCAATTAAACGAGGTCGAATGTTTTGAAGAGTTTCCATTAAAATATAATTTTATAATTTCAAATTAATTTATACACATTTATTATATGGCTGCAGCAAATCCATCAACATCAATGATATTTTTTTTAATATTAACGTTGGTTTATTTCATATTCAAATATTATACTAAATCTCCACAGACAATTAAAGTTTGGACAATCAGTTATTTTTTAGTATTGATTGTAGTCCAATTCTTTATAAATTTAGGATTAACGAATGAGATATGCGGGTTTACGCAATATGGTACTGCTATGAAAACCACCCTTTTACCATGGTTATTTGTATTTGGTTCAATAAACTTGCTCTTAATGGTATTTCCAAGTTGGTTGGCTCCGTTTTCGAATACGATTGGTTACTTGTTCGCATACATCACCGGTGTGAATAATTTCCTTAAGAGTATTTTAAAGGACAGAAAGACGCTAAACTTGGGAGCAAATCAATCTGAAATGATATCTGCGATTAATAATGTATACGACGATAAATCATTGCTTATTAATTCAATGACATTGGATAATTTACCAATGTGGTGGCAAAGTATGTCAAAAGGCGGTTTATTAAAGTCTGGTGTAGGCGAAAGCCATTTTAATGAATTGTCTAGTTATGTAAAGATGAAAGATGAGATTGCTGAGTTTATATGGTATGCTTTATCTGGAGTACTAACAACATCTATTAGTTATAATGCCATCTTAAATTCAGGATGTACAAACTCTGTCGCAGAAATGGAAAAGAGACATGAAGTATATTTAGAACAAGAAAAACAAATAGCGGCTTCAAAACAACAAAAGGAGGGTAGTCAAATGGTTTATAAATCATACGAATAAACGATTTACCTAAATTTAGGAATTGTCACAAAATATAATATGGCTAAATATGACAAAATTCCTAACAGAAGACTTAGTAACCAAATAGGTAATACTGTTTTTCTACGTTGTCCTAGTCCAAATTCTCTTAAAGTTCCATTATTGTTGTACAAAAATCCGGGTTGAACAAAGTTTAATAATGAAAATAACACTAAAAATAAAAGAATCGCAAAGCTATTGATATTGTTTCTAATAAAGTTGTAGTTCATAGTATATTATATATAGGCAATAATATATCATCATTAAATTTATTTTATTGTTATAGTTTATAATGAATTCCTTTCAAAACAACAATTCATTCATGTCTGCGTTCGCCCCTTTAGGTGGTGAATACTGTAACTATTTCTATTATTTAACTGTACTTAATTTCATCATTCTTTTGTATATTCTTTTATCTGCGTTGTTCATATTTTTCTTTGAGAAGAAGAGAGAGAATTTGTTCCAAGTTATTTTAGTAGCTCTTCCTACGTTCGTCGGCTATTTTACTAATCGATTATTATACTCCATGTGTGTAGGTTCTACACAAATGTAATCGTTACTAACGGGAGTTACCTGACCATCTACTATTGTATTTACTATACGATAAATACAATACGATAAATACAATATGATTCCTTCATAACCGTAGGCACATGTCACCTATTTATACTGTTCTTTTATTTGAGTAGTTAGATATGTATTTTTGCTTATAGCACGGAATATTTTATTCATTTCTTTTTCGTCGCTTGCTATATCAGTCATCGAATGACATATTAAAGTTGTTAATTTTGTCTGTAAGTTATCATCATTGTCCCAGCCCACATTTGCGTCTTGCCATTTGTTTATCATAGTTCGTTGCTTTGAGGAAAGTGTCTTGATACCATGTAGTAGAAGATGTAATTCATTATCTTTTTCCCACACATCATTGTCTTTGATATACATTATTTTGCGAGCAGGGTCAGTACAATGGATTGGTCGTTCCAATATGTCCATTTTATTGAGTCCGTTCACTACCATGCTCGTTATTGTCTTTGTTAGACCGTTTTCAATTGTATCGTCGTACGTTTCATTAGTAATCGGAAGAGAATGTATAAAGTCCGTCAAATTCATAGCATTTTTACAGTGCTCATTTAAAAACATATTCACATTAAACTGATTATTATTTGTAGTATTGTTGTTTGTGATTGTATTATTACTATTCGTATTTGTTCCCTTGATGTATGGAATAAGCTCCATGAAATTGTTCTGAATTTCCTTGTTTTCTTTTAATAGTAAGAGAACCATCTCTTTAAAATCACTTTTGTTTTCCTTCGAAAGTTCAAGAATTTGATTTTCTGATTTATTCTGCTCTACATACATGAAGCATCCAATTTTGTGTCTATAGAAACTACTATGGTGCTTATAATTCTTGCCACAATCACACACGTAATTACAGGTGGTGATTAATTGCGTAAATTTATCACCAGACGATATTTTGTTATCATAATCGTCCATAGGTGACAAATCATGTAGCATTTGTGTAGCATTTTGGTGCTTTGTAGTGAGATAATGTCGTTTCATTTCACTTTTCCTACTACATTGATATAAGCAAGGAATACACTTAAATATATTGGTGATTTTTTCCGCGTTTTGTGTAGCATTTTGTAGCATATATGTAGCATTAGACAATATTTCTAAATGGTTTGCACAAAGAATTCAAAAACTTTACAATAACAAATGAAAACAAACTGAAATAAAAATGAGAGCATTATGCTCTAAAACACATTTTCACTGTTTTTTCAATTTCATTTTCCTATTTTCAAAACTCTGCAAGAAAAACCTGTGTAGAATTTTAAAAACTGAAAAATGAATTGAAAAAAATGTAAAAAGTAAAATACCTACTAGTATCAAAAACAAACCACTTTTTTCCCTTCAAAAAGACCCCCTACATATGTAGGGGGGTCCCTACATAGCCTACATTGCCATTTTTGGAATTTTGAAAAATGAAAAATATGTAGCGCAATTTACCTACATGGAAATCATGTCCAAAAAAAACGGAATCCAAAAATCAGGAATGCCGCGACTGGATTTTGAGGATGTTTTATACCTGTTTTAAGGCGGTTTTGAGAATCACGCGTTTATGGGAAATAGATATTTTTGGTTTTGATTTCCTCTTTTTGGAGGATAAATATATAATATATACATTGTGTGAAAAAAACATAATGTTTTCGCTCTAATTTCTCTCTATACAAATAATTTCTAATTGAACCTGAATACTTGTTGATTAGACTACATCAATCGTTTATTCTTCCTTGTATAGTAGAGGCATAATTACATAGTTTGAGAGAAAATATAATAAATATAAAACATATATTTATTATATGAATAAATTAAATGATAAAAGCTTGATAAAGGCACTGGATAATGAAAACAATTCGTGTATAGAAAATTTAACAACACGGAAAATCAAGGCAATAAAAAATGATTATTTACAGCAATTACAATTACCTAGGGACAAACTAAAAGAATTACATTTAAAACTAAAAGAATATCGGTTTGTAGATGATTTAACAGATATTCAATATGGCCGTTATATCAGGTGGATAAGCTTAAAAGACCCAGAAAAAATATCCTTGACGACTGGAGGCATCATAATTGATATAAAAATTCAAGAAGATGGAATACACTTATTGTGTAGAAATTTTAGAAATACACGATTTCAAATAAAAATAGACGAATGTTTTATATTTCAGAAATTAACGGAGCAAGAGAAAACTATTTTAGCAGCATTGGACTATCTAGATAAATCATAATCATAATTATTATGATAATGACATCAATAAGATATACTTGAATACCTTACTTATGTAGAGTGACCTTTTGTAACCAACAAGATACACAATAGTTTTTACGCACAATTACAAACGTAGGGCCATATGTATCTTTACACTCCAATTTAGTATCTACACAATTGACAGTACATGAACGACAAAACATCATATCTTTCACTTCATTATATATTTCCAGCATTTTGTTCACATTAGAAGCAGTATATTTAGTTGAAAAAAAACAGTCAATCGGTTCACACGTTGTTATTTTAGATGATTTACTATGAGTTTTATTTTTATCGGATTTATCATTTTTATCAGTTCTAGGCATATATGAATACAGAAGTATAAGTTTGCTTTACTACATAAATATAGACAAATATATTTATGTACTTTTGGGAATATCTAGTATGTTATTTCAAGGATTTAGTCGTCAATATTTTGAGATATAGGTTCGTAATAAGGAACTTTTTGAGCAATAACAATCATATCAACCAATTTAGTCATTTACATGACACGATTATATTTTTTTGATTTTTTTGTCTTATTAAATCCGATTTTTTTTCTAAACTTGTTCAAAACCCGTTTTGTTCCTTTCTTGGAGAGAAGTTGGGCACCTTTTTTACATTTAAAATTATAGAAATCGATATTTCGATTTTTAAAAATACTATCTCTACACAGTCCAATAGCAGCGGACTCATCAACTTGACTACTAGTTCGAACCTTTTTAATACATTTACATAATTTGCTGGCTAATACGTGTTCGGATATTTCTTTATATGATTTATTATTGTGTTTAGGAATTTGATAAAACTGAGCAATTTTTCTGTAATCCGTCGACGACAATTCCATAAGAATGAGTATATTACTTGGTGAGATTTTTTATAAATGTATATTTTATATGAATAAACCATTAAAAATAGTGGTGTTTGATTTGGATGAAACACTAGGCTATTTTACAGAATTTGGGATATTTTGTGATTGCTTAAATAAGTATTTTAAAAACAATGAATATAGCAATACGCATTTCACTGAATTATTAGATTTATATCCAGAATTTATACGACCAAAAATAATAAACACCCTAAAATATTTAAAATCAAAAAAAATGGAAGATAAATGTTACAAAGTGATGATATATACGAATAATCAGGGAGATAAACAATGGGCGATAAACATAAAAAAATATTTTGATAATAAAGTCAAATATGAATTATTCGATAAGATAATCGCGGCATTTAAAGTAAGAGGAAAACAAGTAGAGTTAGGTAGAACGTCGCATGATAAAACAATGGACGATTTTGTAAGATGTACTAAATTACCCGATAATATAGAAGTGTGTTTTATTGACGATTTATATCATGTTGGAATGGTAGATGAAAAGGTGTATTACATAAACGTAAAGCCGTATAAACATCAGTTAAGTATTGAAAAAATGATAGACGCCTTTTTAGATTCAAAGTTGGGAGACAAGGTTCGTGAGAAAGAACATTTCATAAATTCAATTCAACATGAATGTAAGAAATATAATTATAAGATTAGTGAAAAGATGACACAAGAGCAAGAAATAGACGAAATCATAGGAAAGCGAATGTTACAGCATTTAAAGCAGTTTTTCTACGAAAAGACAAATAAAACGTTTAAGAAAAAGAGGATTGAAAATAAGAATAAAACGCTAAAACGCTAAAACGCCAAAACGCCAAAACGCTAAACTAACGAGCAAACCTCAATACTTTCAACAATTCGGTCAAATCTACACTTTTAGCATATTGATTGAAAATAGTAGTAGTGAGTAAAAATATCGCAGAAGAAAATACGACTTTCCTGTCAAATTCGTTGAATTGTGACTTGACGAGTGGATTAAATCGCAAGAGTAAGAAAATGGTAACATAGTATTTCATAAACTCTTGAAGTGTATCTAAATACTTTGGATTATAAGTTCCGATTTGTAAATACGCAATTATATATAATACATACGACGAATACAGAGCAATATTAAATACCAACTGATGAACTATCATTGGCTATATATGTATATTGTGGTGAAATAAAATTTATTCATATTATTCATAATATTCATAATATTCATATTATTCATAATATTATGCTACACGTTGACGTCGATGGTTAACTTACTACCTTTTTCTTTGTATATTTTTTCCTTAGAACTGGTTTCATTAGAAATGGCTTCATTATAATTCTGTTTTTTCTTATATATATCCAAATTGCGAGCACTGGCATCAGTTGCGTCACAATATTTAGGCATCCAAAATCCCGGAATAATATCACCTCTTCCCGGATAATATGACTCAAACAGTTCTCTATAATATAATTGCTCCTTTGTAGTCGGTGGATTAATTAGATATTGTTTTCTTTTTTCTTCAAAGTCAGTGTCGGAGTACTTGTCTGATAATTTTGCTTGAATAATTTCATACCAAGAATTGTGTTGAGAACTCACCCCATCACTAAAAGCCTCCTTGGTTCGCCATAAAACATCTCTTGGTAAAAGAGAGGGGTCCATATCAGCAATCGATTTTCTAAGTAGATATTTTTCGATTTTGTCATTGTGAGTGTGATTTCTCTCGTTAATCGGCAAAGATAAATAGGTATGAACAAACGTTCTGTCTAAAAAAGGGGTTCGTGGTTCTAATCCATGACACGAAATACTTCTATCGCTCCTTAAAACGTCATAATACTGAAGATTGGTTAATAAGCGTTTACACTCATAATCGAACTCAATATCGCTAGGACAATTATGAAAATACATATATCCACCGGTTAATTCATCGGAGCCATCTCCATTAAAAATAACTTTGGCATCACTATGTTCGGCAATATATTTAGCAACAAGATAATTACCTACACTCGCACGAACCGTAGTGGTATCATAACTTTCTATATTATAAATAACTTCAGGTATAGCCGAAAAAAAGTCATATTCGGTTAAAATAATTTCAGTGTGTTTAGAATGAATATGTTTAGACACCATTCTAGCATACTCCAAATCAGAACCACCACTCATACCGATACTATATGTTTGTAATTGGCCTCTTGGAACAAATTTAGAAACGAGTGCTGAAATTAAACTGCTATCCAATCCACCTGAAAGAAGACATGCCATATTACGTTCCATAGTAATGACACGTTTTCTGACAGCCTCTAGTAACGTATCATAAATAACTTTGGAATGTTCATTCGTTTGATGATTTGATACCATAGCTAGATGGTTGCCTATAATGTTGTGATTGTAATTAAATGTAGTATATGGTGAATGCGGGTTTGAACATTCAAATTCCCCATTGGTCATTGTAAACTGAATATATGTACCGGCATTAAAATTCTGACAAGTATCACATAGACCCGATACTTGTTTTAATAGAGAAGAAAATACGAGTAGTTTGTCATCCGTTTGTCCGTAATACAATGGTCTAACACCCAATGGATCTCTGGCAATAAATGCCATGTTTATATTTGAATCATATAGAGCAAACGCAAATACGCCGTCTAGATTTTGTAGAGTATATTCAATACCATATCGTTGATACAAATGAATAATACTTTCGCAATCAGAGTTGGTGGAAGGAGTGACATTTAATAACTTGTAAATGTTTTTATAATTGTAAATTTCTCCATTACAAATTAGATAGATACCATCGATACAAATCGGTTGATTAGATATTTCATCTAGTCCGTTAATGGCTAATCGATGAAATCCAAACAAAACATTGTCATTGATGGTTTTAATGGTGGAAAATTCTGGACCGCGTGACTGGCCGGCAAAGAAGTGTTTATTAATGGACGGATATAAATTTGAAAATACATCCGGTTCCAATAGCTGGAACAGCGCAAAAATTCCACACATAGGTATATTAAATAGAACAAATCCTTTAGGTAATTTACAAAATATTATATTCGAGTAATATATTAATGAATAACATAAATAACATAAATAAAATGTATGGAGTGGTAGAAGGATTATATACATGTAATCACGGAAGGGTAGATGAAGTAAATACTAGAATAGCGGATAGAAATATCCCATCTAAGGGATTACAACCCCAATATAGCATTCGACCTGCTTCTACAAAATATGGATATATGCCTATCTTAGATCAATATAAGAAGGCAACTATACCGTTACAATCATTCACGCCTTATTCAACAAGCACCACATTTAACCCAGGTAATGCCAAGGCGCCTTGGAGTGGGTTTTCTAATAATATAAATACAGAGTCGCAACTGAGAAACCAGTTTTTTGCCTTACAAAAATGCGAGCAGTCTGTATATGTTCCATCATCGACAAGTGATTTATATCAAACCAGAGTGGATTATACTCCTCAAAAACAAACACACCCTTTATTATTTGACAAGCCGGATTTAGCACCATTTAATCCGAATATTCATAATTTAGGTACTAGCTTATTTAATAATCATACTAGATACCAGTTAAAAGATAGTTCCTGTGATATGTAAAAATACAAAATATATATTCATTGAAATATGTAAATGGATGTTTCAATGAATGAAATAGATAATATTACATTGAGTTATTTTGCGAATAAATCTCAGTTTCATAGTGTTTTAAAAAAATCGGAAATTATTAATGATAACAGATTTATCAATGATAAAAAATTTTATAAAAAGCGGATAGTAGATTTGACGAAGCGATTATTTAGGGAGGAAGAGGAAGACACACAAGTAAGTCATTTTTTTAATATATATGTCAAGTCCTGTGTAAATTACCTGAAGTTTTTAGACAAAGGCGATATAATACAAGAAAAATACGACTCGATAGATGAAGCGAATAGAATAGCCAAATTAGAAAAGACAATTAACTGTAATGAAGATGGTATAGAAATAGAAAGTAGCGAATATAAAAATTGCGACTATTTATTTAGTAAACCCGAAGACGTGAAAAAATTAAATTTAGATATGTTTGTAATAAAGACAACGACACAAACGTCGCATAAAATATTACCGAAGAGAGAAAATATCAATATAAAGACCAAAGAACATAAAACAAAAGGAATAATAAAAAAGAAAAATATCAATAATATTTATGAAGACTCGAAGAAAGAAACATGACAAGTTGGAACTAAACCTCAATAAAACGAAAACGTCATCGAACTCATCGAAATCATCGAAATCAACAAAACCAACAAAACCAACAAAAATAGTAGGCTTGACGAATTCGTATAAGATGGAAAATTGTAGTCCGAATCCAAACAATAGTGAGTTTTCATGTTATACTAGCGAGGCGTTATTTAAAATGAAAGAATATTGGAATGCTAGACACAGGCGCGATATGATATCTACAAATGAACCAAAAGAAATATGGCTCGAATTAAAGGACAAAATGTCAAGTAGTTGTGATAGAGAATCTTGTTGGTTAAGAAGTAAATTTATGGATGGGGGCGTAGATAGTAATTTGTTAAATTATACATTTGCGCCAAAAGCTCCGGATGATTGGAAAAGGAAAGCAAATGAATGGTTAAGTAGTTTAGATATAGAGGCAGTTATGAAACAATATGAAAAATACTATAAATGCTTTGAATTTTTAGGACCATCACCGATAGATTTTGATTTTCATAAACTATATGGTGAATGTGTTTGGGAAGAATTATGTAATCTAAATCTAAGTGAATTTATAAAGCGAGACAAGAATAAAATTGGTATCATCTTAAATACCGACCCTCATTATAAAGACGGCGAACATTGGATTTCAATGTTTGTGAACATAAAGAAAAAATTAATTGTTTATTTCGATAGTAATGGCAATCCTCCACCGCGTCAAGTAACAAAATTAATAAATATGATTAAAACACAAGGAAAACAATTGGGAATAGATTTTAAAGTATATATGAATACATTAGAACATCAACAAACTGACTCAGAATGTGGTATGTATAGTTTGTATTTTATAATTCAGATGTTAAAAGATAAAGATGTTAACTATTTTTTAGAACATAAAATACCAGATGAAGAAGTATTTCAATTAAGAAAGAAATATTTCAATTAAGAAAGAAATATTTCAATTAAGAAAGAAATATTTCAATTAAGAAAGAAATATTTCAATATATAAGTGAATAAAAATATAAACATTATTAGTATGATTACTATATGGAATTTATAAGTAATCATAATAAAGGGTTGATTTGGGGATTGTTACAAGAAAGTGATGCTTTTAATGGAATAGAGAATGATAAATTCACTAACATCCAAGCTATGTTTGAGGATACAGTTATCAATGTAGATAGGACTAATTCGAAATTGACATTATTGGAAAAAAATAAATTGACTATGAATACAATGATAAAGAAAATCAACGACGAAAAGACTCGCCCGAAAAAAACAATTCAAATGGTTTATAGAGCTGAAGATTTACAAAATAAAAGAGAACAAGACTTTAATCTGAAATTAAAAGAGCAACAAGATGATTTAAATAAACTAATAAATCCTACGAAACCCAAAGAAGTCAGTTTTAGTGATGCTAATAGTCAGGAGGATGCTCCGATTGGAGATGAAATGGATAGGTTAATAGCCGAGCGACTAGCTAGCAGAGAACGTGAATTAGAAATACCGCAAATTACGATGGAAACCGAGCAGTGGTTAAATAATAACCGCGAGGTAAATAATAACCGCGAGGTAAAATTACATATAGATGAAAAAAAAGTATCTTTCAGTGAAAATAAAATAGTCGAACAAAATAAAATAGATAGTACACCAATCGCGCAAACAATGGTCCCGAGAGAAATAATAACAGAAAATAGCATATTTAATAAGTTGAAACGAAAACCGGAAGAACAATTAACTAATAAAGGAATAAATCTAGAATTAGAAATAAAGATGTTGCGTGAAAATCAAGACAGTTTAATGAAGATATGCTCTCAAATATTATCTATATTACAAAACAAATAAAAGGGTATAAATGTAAAATAAAATGTTGTACTATATAAAACATCCTAATACACATATATGAGTAGAAAAAATAGCAGAAGTGATAGTATAGAGATATTCATAAACAGACGAAGAACAAGTAGTAGTAGTAGTAGTATTGGAAACAATGAATGTAAAAGAAGTAATAGTATCGATTCACGAAGTATGAGTATAGGAAGTATAGAATCTATTATAATGGAAGAAAAAGATAACATATGTGTAAAAACCAATAAAAATAAAAATAAAAAACAAATAGCAATAAATAAAGAAACAATCCGGAGAACAAGAGATGTTTATTATGAATTAGAACTTCAACCTTCACCTAATCCATTATATTTGACACATCTCACATACACACCATGGGAGGATAATGAGTCAACGACTAAAAAATAAATATCATTGCGTCAACAACAACCAATAGAAGTAAAATAAGTATTGAATCATACCAGAATAACATAATAAACATCTATTTCATATTATGTTATTGAAAAGAAAAATTGAATCTAAACAACGAATAAACCTGATACTAAACAACGAATAAACCTGATACTAAACAACGAATAATTCTGATACTAAACAATTATAATGTCAGATTGCTTAACATTCTTAATCGTTTTTGGGACATGTATGATATTGTCGCTGTATTTCACAATATTTGGAAAATCGTCGAGTGTAAGACCTAGATAACCAATTATCTCCCAATAATCTAATGTAACAATAACAATAACAATAACAATAACAATAACAATAACAATAACAATAACAATAACAATAACAATAACAATAACAATAACAATAACAATAACAATAACAATAACAATAACAATAACAATAACTACAATTATGCGATAACATGTCTTTCCTTTATTTTTCGAAACAAACAAACTTATATTATTTACACAGTCACAAATTTAAACTTACCATCTGGTTTTTTTACTAATTTACCAACTAATATAAGTTCGCTTCCAAATTTGGTAGCATCATTATAGCTTTGTAAATCATAAACGTCATTTGTTTGGGGATTTCGAGCAAATTTCTTTTTAATACCATCAATTGGAATAGTGATTTCATCCGCTTTCCAAGTAAGTGTTCCTTTATTTCTTTCCGTTACAGTATCTACTTCTTCATTCGAAATAGACGGTTTATAAGAAAATGAAGACGGTGACGCTTTACCAAATGTGAAACACTTGATGGCATCTTTTGTTCCTGGTTTATTGTAAATGGAACAATCCATTGACGCTTCCTTTACAGACGTTAAAAGCTGTTGACTAATACGTTCTTTAATGGTAGATATTTCATATAGGGTTTCGTCACTAGTTACTGGAATATTGTCGTCAAATTTACTTACATCATTTAGTTTTAATTCAACTGCTCCATCACCAGACATTTGCTCCTTAGTAAAAGTCATCAAGTATAAAAACACATTTACGGTTCTTAAATCCGGAGGTAACTCTTGATGACTACATATTCTGCGGGCTCTACCAATAACTTGTTCAATACGAACCGGATGCCAATAGGGTTCAATGATATGAACATATCGTGTGTTTTTTAGGGAAATACCTTCTGCGCCAGAAGCAGTAATCATGAGCGTTTTAATAATTTCACCATATAAATTGTTGGTAGAAATCATCGATATTTCACTTGTAATTGTATCTGGAACTGAAGACCAATTACTATTGTAAATATTTCTTATAATTTCCTTTTCATCGTCTGTTTCAGTACCGGTATACAAGGCATAAGTAGGCAGACCGCGTTTATCTTCTGGTATAGCAAGACGCCATATATCAGCCGCATCTTTTTTAATTTTAAATTGGGTAAACCCGTTCGCATCTAAAATCAGTTTTAAAACACCGATACCTTCTATGGTTCTGAACTGCGTATAAATCAAATGTAATCCGCGAAAGTCGGGGTCTTTCAAGTTTTCAAGAACATTCAAAAATTTGGGACTATAGATTTCCAATCCTTTGGGCGTTAAATATTTGTCGGCATTATCCTTTAAGTATTTCATTTCGGTTTGAATTCTGGCGGCATAAGAAGAATCTGTTCCACTTTTAAGCTCATTTTCTAACAAATCTATATCATCTGCCCCATAAAGTCCGTCTGGATTATCCAATCTATCTCGAACTGAGATAGCATCTAATATATCTTCATCGGCAGTTCCTTTTAATACGGATTCAATGTCTTCTCCTTCTTTTGGCATAGGTCTACGATTTTCAGGGAAAACAAAATTACAAAATGCTCTTGAAAAAATACGATAAGAGGAGACTGTGTCACTATACACATCTGTTGCGACCTGTTTCAGTTTTTTCTTGGCGGCAGATTTGGCAATCTTTCTTTCTTGGATTCGTGCTTGTTCGTATACACCAAACTGAAAATTACTCATAGGAATTTTAATGACTTTAAAATCAGTGTCTTTATTAAACGATGGCATAAGTTGCTCTTGCGCGCTTCGAAAGTAAGACGTGAGACCTAGAATACGACGTTTAAACAAATTTTCATTTTTAATATTACCGGTATTTGGGTCTATAAAACGATTTTGAAAAGATTCCAAGTTATCTTCTAGAGCTTTGAATGTTTCGACTTGGATACTATTCGCAATGACATCAATTTCATTCTTATTTAAAATAGAGGTAATCATTCTAACAAAATCAACATCACTAACATCCCCTCTATTTTTGACATTTGAATTAGAAACACCTTTATAAACGCCATCTTTCTGAACATTTGCGAATCCAAATGGATTACGTGTTACCGTAAGTAATTTAGAAGACGGTTTATAATCCAAATAATCTAGCATATTAAACGGTTCAAATATTTTTAACAGCTCTTCCTTGTTTATTTTACGCGAACTTTTAATATTTAATGGAAACGTCCATGTTTTAATATGGCCTCTTAAAATATTGAATAAGATGGCAATTTCGTTGGGATAGTTAATCATAGGGGTTCCGGTCAATAAAACAATTTTACAGTTTTGCGCAGACAGCAAATATTCATACAAGCGCATAGAAATGGATTCGGGACGTTTCATTTTATTTACAATACGACTTACAAAATTGTGAGCCTCATCAACTATAACTACTTTATCGTCAAATGGATTAACTGAATAATCGCGCGTCAAGTCCTTTAAATGACTGTTTCGCAAACCATTATAATTAATGAACTTGTAGCGATAAGTAATCATTTCGTTTATTTGTAAGTCGAGACTCTTCTTTTCGTCGGTCGACAAATCGTTGAAATTGGACGGTTTTTTTACATTGACTAACCAGGCTCCTCCATTTTTTCTAATAAAATCAGAAGTAAGACTTAATATTTTAGACAATGTGTCGATAACTTCTTCTTTATCTGCCGCCTGCGCATCTTTTTCGCCTTTACTTTTACCACTTGAAATAACAGGAATAAATTCCCAGTATTGATTTTTCTTGTAAATGGTATCTCCACAATTTTTCAACTCTTGTAAATAATTCATGCGTAAAGAAGCAGGAGTCATAACAATAACTTGTTTAGTTGTTTTCATACCTTCTGCGATAGCAATAGAACTACATGTTTTGCCACTACCTAGACCATGGTAAAGAAGTAATCCTCTATAAGGTGTATATAAATTCAAATAATCTCTTACTACTTTTTGATGGGTTAATAAGACAAATTTGGCATCGTCTGGTCTGTCACAACTAATAGACGACTCCATTTTATCGATTTCTTCTTTATAGGGTCTAAATAAAGCATTTATATAGTTGATAAATATCTCTCGGTTATTCATATAATAAGCATTTGCTTTCAATAAGACCTTGTTTTCCTTTGGGGGTAATCGTGCGATAATTGTAGAATCGCCGATTATTTTTTCCATATCAATATCGTCCGCAATTACGTCCATTTTCGGTTTGATAGTACGTCTAGTTTCTGGTTCAGCTATTTCATCGGGTCCTTTTTCAACAACTAATTTCAGTTTTTTAGGTAGTTTTTTTATCTTTTTACTAGCAATAGTAGTAGCAGTAGCAGGACCAATCGGTCTGGGAGCAACCTTCTCAGGTATGTTACTTGAGACAGTTATTTTAAGTTTTTGAAGAAAATCGTCCCGATTAATCAATTTATCTTTTGTTTTATCTAATACTATAGTTTGAATTTCAACGTTTTCTTGTTGAGCAGGTTCTACAATTTTAACTTTTATTTGTTCTATTTTTTTTGGAACAGGTTTTACTTTTAATTTTTCTAAAAGACTTGTAGACATCTTATATTAAATAAAGACATAAAAAAACATTTATTTACCTATTATTTATCTATTATTTATGTTATTTCATATGTGACCGTCATTATTCTAATAATTGGAGTGTTTCTTCGCAAGCCAATTGCTCGGCCTTGCGCTTAATTTTATGTATTCCACTCCCAAGAAATACAAATACCTTTCCATTCATTTCTAATTTACTCTGAATACTTTCAAATGAACCGAATGTATTAAAATGAACTGCGTCTTCCTTTCGAACGGCATGAATCTTTTGTCCTAAACACAAATATACACCCATCTCGTAGCCGGTTTCATCATTATGTTTAATTTCAATATAATGGGGGGTGTCTTGGAACCTCTTTTGAATTTTCACTTGTAGAATATTCTTATAGTTATCATCATCTTGAATTAGTTTGACCCAGTCAATATGCTTCTCGAAAATATTCTCTACGAAGATTTGAGCCATTTGAAACCCGGGGCCAGTAACAAATACGTTTTTAAACCACCCTTCTTCATCCTTTACATCGATTTTATTAAAATCTAAGAAAAGTGCTCCTAGAAAGGCCTCAAATAGACAACCCAACTTTTTTAAATTGGTTCGCGTCTTCTTTTCCTCTGCGTGCTTTGAAATAATATAATATCTATGTAACCCCATTTCAAGTGCCAATTTACCAATGGCTTCATTTTTAACGACTGCGATTTTCTTTTCTGTCATAAACCCTTCGTTCTCTTTAGGAAATCTACGATACAAATAATATTTAGTAATTAATTCTAAAACACCGTCGCCTAAAAATTCGAGACGCTCGTTCGATTTAGTATGAAGAGGTAGACAATCGATTGGTTGTTCAGTAATAGTAATATTTTCTTGTAAATTATAAAGTTGAGGTCTTTTTGTATACGATTTATGAACAAACGCTCTACTATAAAGTGTCTGATTATGAACCTTACCAGGAACACCGTATTTTGTTAGAATAGATTGAACTTGGCTCAATGTAATCTCAACGTTATTTGAGTTATAAGGATTAAAAACTAATCCTTCGTCGGTTTTAACAATATCATCATCATGTGAAATCTTAAATTCTGTCATTATATGGTTATAGATAGTATCTATGTTAGTATTTAGGTGGTTTCATTTAATATAATAAAAGTAAAAAAAAATATTTAGTGATTATATAAATGGTCGGATATATGCAAGGAAGTAAAAGAGCTAGAAGTACACCTTCGATTTCTAATAAAACATCTATTTTTGGAATTATGGGAGGTCTTGCTCCTCGTGTAGGTGTGCGTGATGTTGCTGCGTATAGACATATACAAATTAAGGGAGGCAAAGGATTACCTCAATTATATGGACTTACCCCTGCTCAACAACAGACTTACTTAGAGCAGAACAAGTTACTTTCTGTTAACCCGCTCGCGTCGGGTGGTGTTGGAAAACGTATGTTAATGTTCCGTTAAATATGTCAAATATAATAAGAATCAAACATTGACAAAACCAATTAATATATTATCTAATTGTATAATATATTATGCCTCAAAGAAATGGATATAGAAGTCATCGTGGTCGTTCTGCTGTAGCTAGAAGAACTGAATTTGGTGGTGCTAGTGGTACCAATGGAATTATGCCTGCTGTCTACGTAATGACGACAACTGGCGAAAGAGTTAGAACAAGTTATTTTGGTGGACCTAAAAAGGGAGGTTCGGCACCGAGTGCAACGGGATTTATGAGAGCAAGTTCAACGTCCCAAGCATTTCAACCGGCAGCCCCAGCCCAAAGACCCAACTTCTTATTTAACTTTAGACAGAATTGGGCGCGCGGATATGCGGGTGCTGGAGGACCTTTGCTATAAATTGAATTTATAACCAATGATTTTAAATGCAAATCTATATTATACTATAAATTATGGATAATATGGATAATAAATCAGAAGGAGAAAACTCATTATTTGATATTAATCCAACTGATAAAGAAAATGATTTGTTACAACCAATTAAGGATGAGAATAATAATATGGATATAGTCAATGACAACCAATCAAGTGATCAAGTTCAATCAAGTGATCAAGTTCAATCAAGTGATCAAGTTCAATCAAGTGATCAAGTTCAATCAAGTGATCAAGTTCAATCAAGTGATACATCAGTACCTTTAATAAAGAAACGTAGTCGAACACAATCGGATGATGACTCAATGGATGAAGTTCAGTCAATGAATACATCGATACCTTTAACAAAGAAACCCAGACGTGTTAGAAGTGCCGGAGGAAATAGAACCAGGAAAATCAAAAGTAAAAAACTACCTCTAAAAAAAACTACGCGCAAGACACATCCTAAAAAACGGACGTCGTCCACTATAAAACATAACAAGCTAAAGCATAAGCAAAAACGAAACACTCGTAGAAAAAGATAAGTTAGTAACGAAAAAGTAGTTAAACATAAGTAACGTAATATAATTATTTATGTTTATTAAAATAGATTATAGAGAAAATGATTTACTTACGACAATGAATTTATTGTTTAAGGAGCATAGTCATGAGGTTCAATTGGAAAATTTGGCTATTGGAGATATAATTCTTTTAAATGATAAACAAGAAGAGAAAATCATTTTTGAGAGAAAATCTCTCTACGACCTGGCCGCAAGCATAAAAGATGGTAGATATTCTGAACAATCGTATCGATTGAATGAGTGTTCACAACATAATCATAACATTGTCTATATAATCGAAGGTGACTTGGAGAGATATAACCCGACAAAAGGTCGAATGGATAAAAAAACACTTTATTCGGCATTAATTACACTGAATTATTTCAAGGGTTTTTCAGTTTTAAGAACGAAAAATATTAATGAAACATGTGAATTAATCGTCAATTTTGCTGACAAATTGGAGAAAGAACCCAAAAAGACGAGCTATTACGATGAAAATAAGGTAGAAAAAGAGGTTAGTTATTGCGAGGTTATGAAAAAGCAAAAGAAGAACAATATTACGACTGAAAACATAGGAGAAATTATGCTATCCACTATACCTGGGGTGAGTAATAAAAGCGCTATTTCAATTATGAAAGAATTCAAGACAATACGCAAGTTACTGACGGCATTAGAAAATGATGACAAATGCTTGGATTCTTTCAAAATAACATGTGATAGTGGGCAAACGAGAAAAATAAGCAAAACGTGTATCGAAAACATAAAAAAGTTTATTTTTAGGTCGGATATAACGGCAGTTGAAAATCAGGTAGAGTCTCTGGATGAAATTAAGGAGGTAGATAATGAAGAAGCTATAGCTTAGCTTAGCTTAGGCGAACGAACGAACGAATAGAATAACGAATAGAATAACGAATAGTAATTCTGAAAAAAACCGTCGGATTTAATATTTGTCTATAGTAAATGGATGAGTTGTATACATATTTAGGCTATATCTTGATAGCAATCCTATTATATTTGATAATGAAAACCATATTTAACAAAAAGTCAATGTCAAAAGAAGGGTTTACTGGACTATTCAAAGAAACGTCTGAAACAAAAAAACAGGAGGAATTAGAGAGTGTAAGTGCTATAGAAGAAAATATTAAAAATATTCAAGATGCTACCAGTAAGACGATTGAGCAGATGAATTTAGTGAAACATAGAAAAAACTGGGAAGAACTAATTGTAGCCATGGAAGATAGAATCAATTCTGCTTCTTTACAGTCGGTGGCAACATTGGCATCCATGATAAAAGCTGACCCTGAAAACGAGAAATTAATAACAATTGTCGGAAGATTTAACGAACTAAATAAATATAAAGAAACGTTGAAGGAAAACATGAAATATTTGGATGGATTGAAGTAAAATAAAACAGTTCAATCAATACGAATGTAACTAAGAAACCGATTGAAAAAAATTCCATAAATAATATTCATATGGCGAATAATTTAGATGGAAGTGTTAGTTTTATTACTTACTTATATTGAAATGATACGTTAGCTTTTATTTTTTGAATAAAAATATATACAATAAATATTATATATTTTTATTGTATATTATGTTGTCTGATACACAACCTAGTCAATTGGTTCATCCTGAAATCCAATCGGGTCATTCATTTACGAACGTGCTGCTTATCGACAGCGATGTAACGGACTATCAAGTATTTGTGGACGCGGCCAATCCATCTACTTTTCCCATAGTTTACTCTTCCAACTCCTCGAAATCGGAACTTTTAGCCCTTTTACAAACGCATTTTGCCGTGATTAAGCGAATTGGTCTTTGCTTTGTTTCCCAGGGTGGCGATGCCACTGAATTATTCTTAGACAATACACCATTTTCCTTTAGTGAAAACAAAGACTATTTAGTGAATATTATAAACACTTTCCAAGTGAAGAATCTGGATTTTTTAGCAGATGATACACTTCAGTCACCTGTATGGAACGACTATTATACTCAGTTGACTCAAGCGACAAGTGTAATCGTTGGTGCGTCCGTCGACAAAACCGGCAATATTAAATATGGCGGTGATTGGATTATGGAAAGCACCACAGAAGATATATCGGCTACTCAATTGGTTCATCCCGAAATCCAATTGGTTCATCCTGAAATCCAATCAGGTCATTCCTTCACGAATGTATTACTTATTAACAGCGAAGTAAGGGACTATCAAGTATTTGTGGACGCGGCCAATCCATCTACTTTTCCGATTGTATATTCATCCCACTCTTCGAAATCGGAACTAACTACACTATTACAAGCCCACTTTAGTAACATTGAACGAATCGCTGTTTGTTTTCTGGGTTCTGCCATCGATAGCAACTGTTGTTTATTTTTAGACGCTAGTCCGTTTTTTACAAAAGACAACCCGGACGGTGTTCCATCGGGTGAAAATCTAGACTGGATGATATCCACCATTAATACATTTCATGTGAAAAACGTGGATTATTTAGCATGTGATACTCTACAAAATCCCGATTGGAGACAGTATTATAATATACTGGTCCAATCTACCGGTGTAGTAGTAGGTGCGTCTGATGATAAAACCGGCAATATTAAATATGGTGGAGATTGGATTATGGAAAGCACCACAGAAGATATATCGGTCGTTTACTTTAATGATATTCTTCATTATAGTAGTTTGTTGGATACTCAAGTATATAGCTCTATTACACGAGGACATGCTGACGCGGCTACTCGTATTTTTGCTTATAATAACTATTATGGTACGAATGTTACAGCTGGTAATACTTTTCTTATCAATTTATTAGATAATAATCAAAATACACACTGGGTGCAGCAAACATCCTGGGTACTAATCCCTACCACTGATCCCATGTATATTGTATGGGATAACCTGACTCCTGTCTATATAAATCAGTTAAAAATAGCTCCTCGACGGAATTATAATCGTAATTATCCACGAAAATGGGATGTTATAGCGACAAATTCGTTTGATATTAACACGAGAACTTCTACTACCTGGACTGTACTTGCTAGTTATACTGAAGATATAAACCATATTGACGAGGGCACGAAATGGCATGGTTGGGGTATATATTATAATTTTAGACAAGACAATCCAATTGAGTATAGGTATTATGGTATTAGAATGTATGATGATTTAGTCGATACCTTAGATTCTACTGGATATTTTTATCAATTGGTGGAACTGGATTTTTTGTATGTAGAGCAACCACCCACGCTCGGTGAAGTATTTGCTACATTAACCCCAGATTTATCGGTTTCTGGTGAGGTTAGTGTAAATAATAATTCCCTTACTACCGCCCAATTATATCTATTGAATCCAACTGATCGTAATGTGGCTTATAAAATGTATAATAACCAATCTGTTATTCGAGAATTTTTTAATACTTTTCAGGGTAGTCTACTCAATAGTAGAAAAAAATACATATCTACAGAGTTATTCTATGTATATGATTCATTTACAACAAAGAGTCGTGTCAGACTAATTAATTGTAGTGTTGCTACTAATGCTACCTCATTGGTTGAATTAGAATCTACATTAAATATTACCACGGTTAATAGTAATGAATATATCTACATTCTCATGGAAAGCGAAAATGATACAATTACTATCACAGGTAGTAGTGGAAAACAATTGACGATTACTAAAAACAGCGATACATTAGATACATATACAGTAATTGAAAAATTGTCAGACGGGACTCAAGTGGGAGATACTTTAAATAAATCTACACTGGGTGTTGTTGTATACGATGACATGTATGTATATTTTAATAATGGTTTATTGGTATCTTATTTGAGTGGTCAATCATACGGGAGTATTACACGAACCCAAGCTGACAAGAACTCTAGAATATGGGCTTATAGTCAATATCGTGATACTAATTGGTACAATGAGTATTTAGTACCTGCTAATGCGTTGGATGATAATAGAAATACTATATGGAGAGCTTATGGTAATGGTCAAGCACCTGATAGTATACAATATCTTGTATGGGACAATAAACTTCCTGCTTATATCAACCAGTATAAAATTGGAAATTATTTGGCACGATGGTCTCCTAGATTATGGGAGATAGTAGGATCGAATGATTTTGTTGGTACCACTAAAGTGGCTACATGGACAGTTCTAAGCAGTTATAATGAAAAAGTGGAGTTTCTACCAGATGGAAATCAATTGGGTCATGGATGGGGAATATATTATAATTTCAGACAAGACAATCCAGTTCAATATCGTTACTATGGTATTAGAATGTATGATGATTTGGTAGATACAGTTCAATTGGGGTATTATTCATTGACATTACAAGAGCTAGATTTTTTGTATGTGGAAGAGGTGCCATTAATGAGTGAAATATTTGCAGTTATCGTACCAGACACAAGTGAAACGGGTACATTTAAAATATTATTACCATCTGAACCACCCCTTACTACCACCCAATTATATGTATTGAATCCAAGTGACCGCAATGTTGCGTATAGAGCTTATAATTCAGATTTAATATTACTAGGCGTGTTTACTGCCTATGGGTCTTCTATGAATGGAAAGAAGAAATATATTAGTAGCAGTTTATATTGGTTACAATCATATTTTACAGGAAAAACGCAAGTGAGAATAGTAAACTGTAGTCAATCGATCACTGATACTACATTGGTGGAATTAGAACAGAATCCGAGTATAATGGAATTGGATACAAACGACGCGTTATCCTTTTATATGGATATATCGGGTGATGTGGTGAATTTACATGGAGAAACCGATAAAATCATTATGATAGTAAAAACGGGTGAAGAAACATATAATATAACTGAAAAAGATAGCGATGGGACAACCATAGTGACAGAAACATACGGCAAATCGTCAGGAAATGTAGTTATATATGACTCCATGTATATCGTATTAAATGGTCGTGGGGGTCAAGTTACGAGATTATATGAATCGAATGCGTCAGGTTCAATTATACCGACTGGTTTAACTACGACAGAACAAAATAGTAGAATAATGGCATATTCTGCTGGTAGAGAACCGAATAATAATGGTGGGACTCTTGTCGCAAATTTATTAAATAAGACGGCCTATTCAGATTGGGTTTCTTATTCAAATTCAACGTCACCGTTATACATCATATGGGACAATTATGAGCCAGTTCAAATAGATGAGTTTTCGTTCCGAAATACTAATTATGATAATAATCCAAATTTTCCACGTGTATGGGATGTAATTGGAACAAATGAATTTGATACATCATTATATCACGCAAATACAACATGGGATATTATTCAATCATTTACAGAAGGCGAAACAACTACAAATACTATATATCGTTGGGCGACACGATCATATACATTAGACACGCGTTCTGGATATTATAGATATATAGGCTTTCGTGTAAAAAATAACTATAATGCCTCTACTACCTCCTTAACCTTAACATTACAATTTAATAATATAGATTTTTTAACAATTCTGCGATTAAGTACTGTATTAGAAACTATACAACCAGATACAACAAGTGATCCAAACAAGTTTGTTTTATCAACTGAGTCGAGTGACTTTATAAATAAATTAAATCCATCAAGTGGTACAGAAGAGTTTAAAAGAGATAATCGCGCTTTCATAGTTAAATCTATTTTTGAGAATTATGGAGTGGCGATGAACGGGCGAATTAAATATATTAATACAAATATGTTATATTTATCAAACAGATTTGATAATATGACCTTAATACGATTGGTAAATTGTAATAGTTTGCTATCAGTGGAAGTCGAAACAAATATAGATATGAGTAATAATAGTTTGACAGAAGCCATCTATTTTTATATGGAAAATGTAAATGATAATGTGACATTACTCGGCACTACGAATAAAAAAATGTTAATAACTAAAACGGGTAGCACAACTTATAATATTCTTGAAACAAATAGTGATGATAGTTATATACGAGATGTGTATGCTTCTAATGTAGGAGACGGTCTATATTTTGATGGAATAATGATTGAATTGGGTAGTGTTACGGCAATGACAAGAGAGGCGCCTGAATATATATCTCCTATTATGCACTATACCTTTGACATAGATGGCAGAAATACGGGGTCATTGGGTACGGCTTATAATTTGACAATACCTAGCGCGTTCAGTATTAGCACCACTGAATCAAATATTGGAACTGGATGTTTGGATACACGAGCTGTACCCACATCCGGTAGTGTTTCTACGCGAACTATACTTCAGTCATGGACTACATCTACCGAGTTTACTTTCAGTTTCTGGATAAAATGTAGCTCATATATTGGCAATGGACAACGGTTGTTTGCCGCAAAGTTTAATGGTTTGAGTCTTGAAATACCGTATTGGTCGACAAGTACCACGATGTTATTCTATTATAATGGCAATTCTGGTATATATACAATACCAAATGTATTTGATAATATTTATCATCATTATGTTTTTACTTTTTCGGACAAAACAATGATGTTTTATTTGGATGGTACATATTTACATACACGGGTATTTGCTGATTCTTTTTCACAAAAAACAATGACTCAACTCTACGTTGGATCAGGTACTAATACAGATCCTGTACTTAATGGTTTTATGGATGATTTCAGAATATATGATTATGTAATAGATAGTACACATATTGATGTGTTATATAACAAGTCCATTATAAAACTAGTAATACCAGAACCCGAACCTGAGCCTGAACCTGAGCCTGAACCTGAGCCAGAGCCTGAACCAGAACCTGAGCCAGAACCTGAACCAGATCCTGAGCCTGAGCCTGAGCCTGAACCTGAACCTGAACCAGAACCAGAGCCAGAACCAGAACCAGAGCCAGAACCAGAGCCAGAGCCTGAACCTGAGCCTGAACCTGAACCTGAACCAGAACCAGAGCCTGAACCTGAACCGGAACCAGAGCCAGAACCAGAACCTGAGCCTGAGCCGGAGCCTGAGCCAGAACCTGAGCCTGAACCGGAACCTGAACCTGAGCCTGAACCGGAGCCAGAACCAGAACCTGAACCAGAGCCTGAACCAGAGCCAGAACCTGAACCAGAGCCAGAACCTGAACCAGAGCCAGAACCAGAACCTGAGCCTGAGCCGGAGCCTGAACCAGAACCTGAGCCTGAGCCGGAGCCTGAACCGGAACCTGAACCTGAACCAGAACCTGAGCCAGAACCGGAACCAGAGCCTGAACCGGAACCAGTTACGTTTAATTATTTTAACGTAACATTTAACAACACGGCGAATATTAACGACACTGATTTTTATACTTATAAAGATATTATGTTGTCGTCATTCACAAAATGGGATTCTGTAATAAATGGTGTCTCAAATGCGTCATTAGGTTCAAATTTTGTATTGAATGTTACAGTTGACATTGATTCATTGCCAAACGGAGTTCTTGGCGGGGCTCAAGTAACGTCGGTTTATGATCCAGCAACTAATTATACAAGTAGTACAACCGAACTAGGTGGGCTCGTTTATGGAACATCATTAGTCCCACATACCGGCATATTTACCATCAATTCAAATTATTTATCTAGTATGAGTATTGATTTAAAACAACCATCTAATCTGTCTCAGTTATATTATGTAACATTACATGAAGTAGGTCATTTACTAGGTATTGGTCAATTATGGCAGTATGATGTAACTACTCCACCGGTAACATCCTATGTGGAAGATGGTGATATTAGTGGAAATTACTATATTGGTACAAACGCATTAAGAGAATATAGAAATGTATTTAATGACCAATCACTATTGGGTATTCCGATTGAAAATAATGGAGGAACCGGAACAGCCAATGCGCATTTGGAAGAAGGTACTGAATACGGAGTTACTACAAATGACCGTTATATAGGTGGAAAGCTTTATCCAGGTTTAGATCAGGAATTGATGACTGGATGGGCTGAATCTTTCAAGTTTGATATGCCATTGAGTAAAATAACCGTAGGATTACTTGAAGATTTGGGCTATAGTGTCAACTATGGACAATCAGATGCATATAATAATCCCAAGACACCATGGACAACTGACTTAACTTATTCAATCTTAGAAAATAGCAGTGATAACGTAATTACACTGAATGGTAACTGTTTTGTAGATATTAGTTTGGTATATCAAATAGATACTACTGACAATACAATTAATGGTATGTTAAAGTATAATGGTGAAGATGTTAGCAATATGATAAAATCATCAATGACTTCAAATGAATTACTTTATACTCCAACAGCCGACCAATATAATACATCTGTCTCATTCACATATTTGACATATTACTATGACAGTGTAATTGATGACCTTATTTATTCAAATGAATCAGTTGTAACGATTAATATAGAACGAGAACCAGAGCCTGAACCGGAACCTGAGCCAGAGCCTGAACCGGAACCAGAGCCTGAGCCTGAGCCTGAGCCTGAACCTGAGCCTGAGCCAGAGCCAGAACCGGAGCCTGAGCCTGAACCAGAACCTGAGCCTGAGCCAGAACCTGAGCCTGAACCAGAACCAGAACCTGAACCAGAACCAGAACCAGAACCAG